AGTTTTAAATAATAATGTTATCCATGATGAAGTAAAAATATTTAGAGCATTTCTTGATAGTTCTGGTGCTATTATAAACAATCCTTTTTTATTATATCATGGCTTTATAAATAGTTTTCAAATAGTTGATAATACATCAACTGCTACATTAAAATTAGATTTGGAAAGTTACTTTGCTAACTCAATGCAAGTAAATGGTAGAATAACAAACAATTCTACTCAACAAAGATTTTTTAGTGGAGACAAAGGTTTTGAATTTGCAGATCAAATAGTAAGAGATTTAAAGTGGGGTAATAGTGGATAGTTATAGATTTTATCAAGCTGAAGAAAAAGATTTAGATGAATTGTTTGAAGTAGGCAAAAAATTTAAAAGAGAACTAAGAGGTTTAGATTTACCTGATTTATCTGAGGGAAAAGTTTTTAAATTGTTGGATATGCTTTTAAATAAAGGTAAAATTATTTGTTGCAGTAAAAATGAAGATAATAAAATTATTGGTGCTGTAGGTTTTTATAAAAGTCAATATTGGTGGAGTGATGCTTATATTTATAACATACAATTTATTTATGTAGTTCCTGAGCATAGAAACTTTACAACTTTTAGAAATTTATTGAGTGGGGTTCAAAAGATTGCAAAAGATGACCCTATTAATTTATCTATTACGACTAAATTAAAACTAGACCCTGTTCTTAAAAAATTAGGATTTGACGAGATGGGCAAAAATTGGAGACTAGGCTAATGTGTGATTTACCAGATACAGGACTTCCAATAATAGATGATGCTTTTGATATAATAGAAGATGTTTTTGAGGGTATTGTAGACATTATAGAAGATGTTGTTTCTTGGCTCATACCGATACCTGATATGCCAGACTTTGATGATGGTTTTAACGACCCAACTGCAAGAACAGATGGAGTCTTAGTAAATAAAAAATCAAGCTCAGGTGGTATTCCTTTAATTTACGGAATGAGACGAGTAGGTGGGACTTTAGTATTTGTTCAAACAAGTAATGATAATGAGTTTCTCTATATGGTTATGGTTTTAGGAGAGGGAAAATTAAATGCGTGTAAAAAAATATTTTTAGATGACATTGAAGTAACTGATTTTAATACATCAGATAGTTCAGGTGCAACTTCCCCAAGTTCTTTTACAGATCAAACTATTTATTATGGTAAGTTTGCAGATATACAAAATCCTGATGGTTCTACTACAAATCAATCTCATGTTAAAATGCAGTTCTTTGATGGAGATGATAGCCAAGTAGCGGCTTCTATTATTGATGATGATTTAGATGATTGGACTTCAAATCATAGACTTAGAGGGATTGGTTATCTAGCTTTAGAATTAAGATTTAATCCTGATGTTTTTTCAAGACTGCCAACAATAAATGCTCTAATACAAGGTAGAAAAATATCTACTTTTGATAGTTCTTCAAATGAAACAACAGATCAATATTCAACAAATCCAGCTTTTGTTCTTTTAGATTATTTAACGAATACAAGATTTGGTAAAGGAGTTCCTATTGCTAATATTGATATACCTACTTTCTTTACTGCATCTCAAGTCGCTGATACAAACATAACCCCTACAGGTTCAAATGTAACCGACCCAATAGATAATTCAACAGGAACACAGATTAACCTTTTAGATGCAAATATTGTTTTAGATACAAGAAACAAAGTCCTCAATAATATTAGAGAATTGTTATTAAGTTGTAGAGGATTGATGTCCTATGCTGGTGGTAAGTATAAATTAACGATTGAAACAACAGGGTCAAGTGTAATGACTTTAACAGAGAGTGATATTATCGGTGGGATAAATGTTCAATCAGAAGATAAAAATAATAAATACAATAGAGTTTTAATTGATTTTCCTGATGTAGACTTAGATTTCAGAAACAATACAGCATCTTTCCCCCCAAATGATGATAGTGGTTTAGCTACAGCAGATCAACACGCAACTATGAAAACTGCTGATGGTGGAGAACTATTGGAGGGTAGATTCACACTACAGGGATTAACAAGTTTTCATCAGGCTCAAGAACACGCAGAAGTAATATTAAGAAGATCAAGAAATGGTCTACGAGTTTCTTTAAAAACAAGTGGCGAAGCTATGAACCTCATTGTGGGAGATATAGTATCAATAACTCATGCAACACCATCTTTTTCAGCAAAACCATTTAGGGTTATTGGAGTTACTTTAAACAAAGATCAAACTGTAAATCTTAATTTAGTAGAGCATCAAGATAGTTTTTATACCTTTGCTACACAATCAGCAGTTCCAACAATACCTGATACAACTTTAGCTAATCCAAATAGTATTACAGCACCAGCATCATTGACTCTTTCTGATGAACTTGTTGAATATGCTGATGGTATTGTTATCACTAGATTAAATATTTTAGTCGGTGCATCAACTGATAAGTTTGTTAGAGAATATCAAGTAGAGGCAAAAAAATCTACGGAAACAAATTTTAAGGTAGTTGGGAGAGGAATACAACTAAACTATGAAATGCTTAATGTTGTTGATGGTCAGTTATATAATGTTAGAGCAAGAGCAGTAAACACCTTAGGAGTAGCTTCCCCTTATACTTCAGCTACAAGAACAATAGTTGGTGGAGTAGAAGCACCAAGTAATGTTGAAGATTTTGCTGTTGAAATGCACGGACAAGATCATATGAAATTGACTTGGACACCACCTAGTCAGCAATCTGATCTTGATATTTCTTTTTATGAAATAAGATACCAAAATGTTTTATCAGGTGCGAATTGGCTAAACTCTTCAAACTTAGTAAGATGTCCAAGAAGAAAATGCGATAGTGCAATAGTTCCAGCTAGAACAGGTTCGTATCTTATAAAAGCAGTTGATAAAAATAGTAATACTTCAGCAGAGGCTAGTATTGTATCAACAAACATATCAGGTATTCAGGCTTATCAACTTGTATCAAGTTTTACTGAGACACCAGATATAGTAGATGCTTCTTCTCAAATGGACGCAACTTTTCCTTTAGCTGTTAAGATTGATGATAGTGGAGATGTTATACTCACACTTGATACTGTAACAAACTTTGATGATACTTCAGGAAATTTTGATAGTCCATCAGGAGATTTTGATTTAGGGGGAACAGATAATACATCAAATCCAACATTTTTTAATAGTAATAGAGATGCAAAAGGTTTTTATAATTTTGGTAATTCATTATCACTTACACAAATTTATGATGGTAATATTGAACCTACAATTACTTTAGATGCTGAAAACCCTTATGATAAGTTTGATAGTGGACGAGGTGCATTGTTATTTGATGAAGCTAAAGCACCTTTTGATGGCACAGAACAAATACACGCATTTCACAGAGTACAAATTGCTACTTCAACTACATCTCTTGCTGGTTGTACTAATTTTGTTGATATAACTCAATCAGCTACCTTTAAATTTAAATTTGCTAAATTTAGATTAAAATTAACAAATGATGATGACCAAACATCAAGTAATGTAAAAAATATTCAAATTAAATTAAATATGGAAGAAAGAATTTTTGCTGAAAGTAATTTAACAACAAGTTCAGGTTCTAAAACTATAACCTATACAAATCCTTTTTATGCAGTTCCATCTTTAGGTATTGCGGCTCAAAATATGGCAACTGGAGATGTTTTTACAATCACATCAAAAACTGTAAGTGGTTTTACAATCGCTTTTGTTAATTCAAGTGGTTCAGCAGTAGATAGAACTTTTGATTATTTAGCAAAAGGTTATGGGTTGCAAAGTTCTTCATAATAATTTAAGAGATAATTAATGAGTCAAGTATCTGATGTAAGTCTAGCAAATCAAGGATTTTCGGCTTTTAGAACCGAATTAAATAATATTCTTGGTGCTATGAACTCTATGCACATAGGAAGTTCAGCACCATCATCAGTTACTACAGGGACTATGTGGGTAGATAACGGAACAAGTGGAGTTCTTAAAGTAAAAATAAATGATGGTTCAGATAATATTGAGTTGTTTCAGATCAACATTTCTAGTAATGCAATAACTAGTACAATGTCGGTAACAGGAACAATTTCTGAAACTGACCCTCAAGCGGCGGCTTTAGCAATCGCATTAGGATAGGAGAGATAAATGGCTAACACGTTTAAACTAAAAACAAATGCGGCTATGCCAGCAAGTGCAGGAACGCCACTAACTGTTTATACTTGCCCTAGTTCTACTCAAACAATTATTGTTGGCTTGTTATTATGTAATGTTCACACAACATCAGTAACAGCCTCGGTAAATATACAATCAGATACTTCAGACACAGAAACAAATGAAAACGTAAAATTAATTTCTACAGTTACAATACCAGCTAACTCTACTCTTGAAGTTTTGACAGGTGGTAAAATAGTTATGCAAGCAACTGACGTTTTACAAATTGATTGTTCAGTAGCGGCAAAATTAGACGCAACATTAAGTATATTAGAGATTACATAATATGGGATTTATAGGAGTACAACCAGCTTCAGTTCCTTTAACAGCAAGTGATATTACAAATGATATTATAAATGCTGATAAAATAGCTGACAATTCAATTTCTGAAGAACATTTAGACCCAACTATAATAACAGGTTTATCCGAATTAGCAGAAGCACCAGCAAGCACAGACGAGTTTTTAATAAGTGATAACGGTACTTTAAAAAGATTAGATGCAAGTCATGTAGGAGGTGGTGCGTCTACTTTAGGGGAACTTACTGATGTAAAAGTTGATGATACAAATTTTGCTGACAGTTTAGTTTTTCAAACTGACTCAGATGGGTCAGCACCAACAACAGGTACTTTATCAAGTGCAAGTGATAAT